TGACGGATCTCATGATGACTTGGTAATGACTTGCGTTTTATTTTCTTGGTTAGTTCAGCAGAGATATTTTAAGGAATTAACAGATCAAGATATACGAGAAAAAATGTTTGCAGAACAAGCAAAAATAATTGAGGAAGAACTTGTTCCTTTTGGTGTTATTGATGATGGGTTTGATCCAGATGAACATCAAATACCTGGCGATGATAATATATGGAGTCCTGGCCAGTATGAATATTATTAAACATAACCATTTCCTTTAGTTTCGGATTCAAATCCAAAGTCATCTTCTTCTTGTGTTTTTTCTGATACTAACATCATAAGAAGGGCATCTATTTTTTCTTCTAGATCGGGTCGGATATTTCTTAAACGAAAAAGATATTTCACACTCTCTTTTTCAATCATTTCTTTACTGACACGAACAGAATTGTAACTTCTTTTGTTTTGACTTTTAGTTTGAAGTTCTAAATGTTCTGGATTGACACAACCACTATTTTCGCAAGTTTGATGTACAACCATGTTTTCTGCAATATCTCCTTTGTTAAGAAGATATGCAAATCGGTGTGCGGGCATAGATTTTCCATCATAGGAAAACATACCATACCCTTGTTTTTGTCTGGCCGCAGTCCAATTATGACAATCTGTTGATTTCGTTACTTTTGCATTGAAACGATCAATAGCTTTTTGAGGAAACTTCATATTTACTTTACACTAAATATTATACATCAATTATGATTATTTATAAATATTTGAAGAGTAAGATATACTTTCTTAAAAAAACTCACAAAATTTAAACGGAGATTAAGATATGGCCTTTCAAGTAAGTCCAGGCGTAAACACTTCAGAAATTGACTTAACAGGAATTGTAGTCGCAGCCGGAACATCAATGGGCGGTGTTGCAGGACGATTCAACTGGGGCCCAATAGAAGAAGTGACTCTGGTAACAGACGAAGACAGTTTAGTAAAAATATTTCAAAAACCAGATGACAATAATTTTGAAACATTCTTTACTGCTGCAAATTTTCTATCATATTCAAACGGATTGAATGTAGTACGTTCTGCAAATACTACAGTTGCAAATGCTGCTGCACCAAAGAATGCTGGTGCGAATACTGCTGCATATACTGCAATGCAAGTAACAGATTCCGAAAGTTATTACCAAACTTTTGATGCAGAACAAGGTGGATCAATCGGTGGTGGAGTATCTAACTTTGCAAACAATGGCCCTTTCATCGCAAAATGGGCAGGAGAATTAGGAAACAGTTTAAAAGTTTCAATCTGTCCTGGCGACAGACCAGCAACAGACGGAAATCTCACAGGAACGGCTGCATGGACTGCTTCAAGTGGCGCCCTTGCAGGAACATCGACACTTTTCATGGACGAATTGAGAGTCGGGGATTTGATTACTATCAATGGTGAAACAGGAAACCATTTGGTTCATACAATTACAAATGCAACTACTGCTGTTTGCGTTGCGTTAGATGCAAGTGATACTGCTGATGTTTCCGCAACAACTGCAGCAAGAGTAAAAAGATCTCCATTTTCTCAAGCATCTTCACAGATGAAGGGAACTGTAGCAGTTACTGCTGATTCAACAACAGTAACAGGAACAGGAACATTATTTGATATTCAAATGACAGTTGGTGATACAATTGTTGTTAATGGAGAATCAAAACGAGTTAATTCTATCACAAGTAATACTGTATTAGTAACAGAACAAAAATTCCTTGCAGCTGCTTCATCTCAAGCATATGGAAGAGAGTGGGAATATAAAGGTGCATTTTCAGAAGGTGCTCCAACCACATCTGCATATGCCGATAATAAAGGTGTAAAAAATGATGAAATACACATTGCAGTTGTTGACGAAGATGGAGAGTGGACAGGAACTAAAGGAGAAGTTCTTGAAGCACACGGAAATCTTTCAGTTGCAAGTGGTGCAAGAGATGATCAAGGAGAAGATGTTTTCTATAAGAATTACATCAACAAATTCTCATCTTATATGTGGTGGTTAGATCATCCAACTATTAATGGAGTTGATGTAGCAGGAAATGGAACACTTGTAACAAGTGGAACTGCAACTTGGCAAGCATGGGGTACAACTGCAAATACTTCTGGAACACAAACTACAGATGAATTTTGGAACGGATCAGTACCTTTGACTCTAAGTTTTCAAGGTGGAGCAGATGGAACCGGGCCTTCTGCTGCAGATACTATTCGTGCATACGATAAGTTGAAGTCACCAGAAGATGTTGATGTTTCATTGCTTATGACTGCGAATCATGGTTCAACAGTTGTAAGACATTGTATCGGAAATATTGCAGAATCACGAAAAGATTGTCTTGCTTTCTTCTCACCAGAAAAGTCAGATGTTGTTGGAGTTACAAACTCTTCAACTGCAACTGATAACGTGGTTGGTTATCGTGATACTGTAAATCAAAATTCCTCATACGCAGTTATGGACTCAGGTTACAAACATATGTACGACAAACATAACGACAAGTTCCGTTATGTTCCGTTGAACGGAGATATTGCAGGACTTTGTGCAAGAACTGATGCAGATCGTGATCCTTTCTTTAGTCCTGGCGGATTTACAAGAGGCCAGATTAAAGGAGTTGTAAAACTTCCTTTCAATCCTAAACAAGCAGAACGTGATAAGTTATATCAAGCACAAGTCAATCCAGTTGTTTCATTCCCAGGCGAAGGTACAATCCTTTATGGTGATAAGACACAATTGACTAAACCATCTGCGTTTGATCGTATCAACGTAAGAAGGTTGTTCATTCTTCTGGAAAAAGCGATTGCAAATGCTGCAAGATTCCAGTTGTTTGAATTCAATGATGAGTTCACACGTTCACAGTTTGTATCAATGGTTGAACCTTTCTTGCGTGATATTCAAGGAAGAGGTGGAATTCAAGACTTTAGAGTAATATGTGATGCTTCAAATAATACTGCTCAGGTCGTTGATGCAAATCAATTTAGGGGTGACATTTTTGTTAAACCTTCACGTGCTATCAACTTTATCCAACTCAACTTTGTTGCAGTTCGGAGTGGAGTGGAATTCTCTGAAGTCGTTGGTGCTGTTTAAGTTTTTGGACATAAATAATTAAAACAAAGTTTATTGGAGAAAATAACAAATGGCAACAACATTATCAACATTCAAGTCGGCACTCACTTATGGGGGTGCCCGACCCAGTTTATTTGAATTTGCCGTAACTGCTGCTCCTACGGGAGTTTCTTCTAGTCTAAGTGGTGTAAATTTATATTGCAATGTATCAGAAATACCGCCTCTTACATTAACACCAATTGAGAGGCAGTATAAAGGTAGAACTGTAAAAATTCCAGGCGATATGGTTTTTGGTGATTTAAGTACTACGATCATCAATACTGAAAAATTTAATGTACGAAATGAAGTTGAAAAATGGATGGAAGGAATAAATGGTTCTGTAGATAATATAAGTGAATCTGATGCAGATTTTGGAACTGGAACTGCGGTATTAACTCATTTTCAAAAGGGTGGTGCAAAAACTATGGAGTATACCTTTGTAGATATTTGGCCTACTGCTTTAGGAGAAATTGCATTGAGTTACGATACTGCAAGTGATGTAGAACAATTTGATGTAACTTGGGCATATAATTATTATACACATAAAGGTAGTGGAGCAGTTACCGCCTTTTCTACTCAAAATTAGGAAAATAAAATGGCATTTACAGTAACAGATTTTAAATCAAATATGGCTGCACAGAGTGGAAGTGCTCGTCCTAGTTTATATCAAGTAGATATTAATGGAAAAAATCTTTCTACTTCTTTTTCAAATAATGAAAATATTCTCTGTAAAGCTGCTTCCATTCCTGCTTCAACCATTGCACCACTTCCAATAAATTATGCAGGAAGAGCATATAAATGGAATGGTTTTAGAACATTTGACAATTGGACAGTAACAGTAATAAATGATGAAGATTTCGGAATTAGAAATAAAATGTCACAATGGATGAGACTTATTGGAGGCCAATTTGATGGAACAAGAGATACATCATATGGAGATCAATTATTGGGCAAACAATGGTTTGATGGCGATGCGACAGTTACACAATTAAGTACTTCTGGTAAAGCGTTATCCAAATATAAATTTCATTATCTATGGCCCACCGAATTAGCAGGTATTCCTGTTGATTGGTCAAGTGATGCAGTACAAGAATATACTGTAACATTTGCATATGATTATTGGACTCATATTAGTTAATATTAAAGTAGTAAAATGAATGGCCTTCGCAGTTACAGATTTCAAATCGGGATTAATAAAGGGAGGGGCTCGTCCTTCCCTTTTTTCAGTTGAATTTTCCTACCCTTCCCCCATAGAACCACACAAAATTGGAACTCATAATTCTTCTGAATTATTAGTTAAAACCACAACTATTCCTGCCAGTACAATCGGAACATACGATGTATATTATCACGGCAAAACAGTAAAAGTTGCTGGGGATCGTACTTCAGACTTAACATGGGAAACCACTATAGTCAATGATGAAGATTTTGCTATTCGTTCAAGATTAGAAGATTGGATGTTACTTATTTCTGACACACTAAATACTAGAAGTAAGAAATGGACAGGTACTTCTGCTAAATTAGAAGGTGAAAATGCGGCATATAAACAAGATTTAAAAGTAAAACAGTATGGAAAAAATGGAAAAGTGGTTAGAGCTTATGAATTCAAAGGCGCATTTCCTACTGCAATAGCTGCAATCAATTTAGATTGGGGAACACAAGAAATTGAAGAATTTAGTTGTACTTGGACATATAGTAAATGGATTGCCACAGATGGCACATCAAATTAGGAGAATAAATTATGGCATTTGAGATATTTGGTTTCAAAATTGAAAGAAAAAGTCAGGAAGTTACAAACGCAAATGTACCTTCATTCACTCTTCCAGAAAATGAAGATGGTGCAATGATGGTATCGGGGGCCGGTGCGTATGGCTCCTATATGGACATGGAAGGTCAATTTAAGTCTGAAATTGATCTAATCATGAAGTATCGTGAAATGTCTCAAGTTTCTGATTGTGAAATTGCAATTGATAACATCATAAATGAAGCAATTGTTCAAGACGGAACAAACCCACCAGTTGATATTGTTTTAGACCAAACAGATTTATCAGAACCAATCAAGAAAAAAGTACGTGAAGAATTTACAAAAGTTCTTGATTTGTTGAATTTTAATAATTTTGGGCATGATATTTTCCGCAGATGGTATATTGAAGGTAGAATATATTATCATATTATGATAGATGAAAATAATCCGCAATTGGGAATAGTGGAACTCAGGAGTCTTGATTCTACAAAAATCAAAAAAGTAAAACAAGTCAATCAAAAGAAAAAAGACCAAAAACAAATAGAAATTGCGATACATCCAATGTACACATATAATGAAGCAGGGTTGGATGCTAAAACTGGTCAGGGTCTTATGATTTCGGGGGATAGTATTGCATATGCAACATCTGGAATACTGAACGCAAACAAAAGACAAGTATTATCATATCTACACAAATCAATCAAACCATTAAATCAACTTAAAATGGTAGAAGATGCGATTGTAATTTATCGTATCTCACGAGCTCCAGAACGAAGAATTTTCTATATTGATGTAGGTAACTTACCAAAGGTCAAAGCAGAACAATATATTCGTGACATTATGACACGATATAAAAATCGTTTAGTATACGATTCCGAATCTGGTGAAGTTAAAGATGATCGCAGACATCAATCCATGTTGGAGGATTACTGGTTGCCACGAAGAGAAGGTGGAAGAGGAACAGAAATTACCACACTTCCTGGCGGAGAAAATCTAGGACAACTGGAAGATGTTGAATTTTTTCAAAAGAAATTATACAAATCATTACACGTTCCTGTATCTCGTTTAGAGTCTGACTCTGGTTTCTCTTTGGGGAGAGAAAGCGAGATAACTAGGGACGAACTTCTTTTCAGTAAGTTTATCCAGAAATTACAGACACGTTTTTCTCATGTATTTGATGAAATTATGGAAAAACAAGTGATCTTAAAAAATGTAATGACTGCCGCAGAATGGGCAAAAATTAAAGATAAGGTTCATTACAAGTTTGAAAAAGATCATTATTATACAGAGTTTAAACAGCAGGAAACCTTGTCACAAAGAATAGATCTTGCAAGGAATATGGAGGATTGGGTAGGTCAATATTATTCAAAAGAATGGTTTAGGAAAAATGTTCTTAGGCAGTCTGATGATGATATTGAAATGCAAGATTCTCAAATGGAAAAAGAAAAAGCCGAAGGTGAGTATGAAGATGAAGGAGATGAGGATGAAATGTGATTCCTCACTCTTAAAAGTTTATAAATATTAATAGTAATTTTTTGGAGATTTAAATGGCAGAACAACAAGTACAGACTAAAGAGTATAGACCAGTAGACATTATTGATTTTTCAATGCAAAGCAAACCTACGAAAGTAACCGATGCATTTGGACAATTAATTTCGGACAAAGTAGTAAATTTTCTTGCAAACAAGAAACAGGAAGTTTCTGCTAAAATGTTCAAAACAAAAGAAGATATACCAGAACCTGCTGAGGTTGAAGTTAAAGCCGCACCAGAATCAGAAGTACAAACTACGGAGGCATAATGGCATTTGCAACTAGAACACTTATAGACACAGGAAAAGCTTCTACAGGATATGGGAAAGTAGTAATTTTATTAGATCTTAGTGATCATAATGCTTCTGCAACTGCATTAGATGCAGATGGTTTAGCTGGATTTGCGAATGGAGCAAAACTTAATATTCGTAGAATGCGGTGGGGATTAACAAGTGGAGCAGATGATGGTATTGGTGGTTCTGCATTGATAGAATTTAAAGGTGCAAGTGCCGACACATCTGCAATAAGACTTGCAGGATCGGGATACTATGATGGCCCCGCAATTAATAATAATGCAACAAACACTACTGCTACTTCGGCAGATATTGAGTGTGTTCCTGTTAATACAACTGGATTTATTATGATAGAATTTTCTAAAGATTCTGGTTGGTCAGCATAATGAAAACATTTAAGGAATTCAGAGAATCTATCGGATGTTCTACTAAATTGGAAGTAGTAGAGCGAGAAAAAATAGAGATTTTTGAGGGAGATGTAATTGACCAATTAAGGAAAATTGTAAAGTCTAAGAAAGAAGCAGATGTGTCACTTAAATCTGGATCATCACACAAAATAGATCCCGATTCTGCTAAACAAATACTCAAGACTTTTGACTCCCTAAATAGTTCTAAACAAAAAAAGGTGCGAAAAGACATGAATAAAGACACAAAAGGTTTTATGACCATCATGGATTTTGCACACGAAAACGTACAAAGGTAGGAAATATGAAACTAATTTGCGAATTACAAGAAGCCGTAAATTATGAATTGCTGGAGGAAGAAAATAAACCTAAGCAATATTTCATTGAAGGTATATTCATGCAATCGGAAAAAAAGAACAAAAATGGAAGAATATACCCATTAGATGTTCTTGAAAAAGAAGTCAAAAGATATGTTAGAGAGTACGTAGAACCAAAACGTGCGTTTGGTGAATTGGGACATCCAGATGGCCCAACAGTAAATCTTGATCGTGCTTCTCATATGATTAAATCCTTACAAAAAGAAGGAAAGAATTTTATAGGACGAGCAAAGATTCTTGATACACCAAATGGAAAAATAGTAAAAAATCTTATTGATGAAGGTGCAAGGTTGGGCGTTTCTTCCAGAGGAATGGGAACTTTGAAACCAGAGTCTAAGGCGCAA